CACCATATTTTGAACTGTTTTAAGTGGGACTGAGTCTTGATATTTCACAGCTGTTTTAAAAGTTGAACACAAGTCTTCTTGTGTATATTCATAGGCAGACCCATGTTTTAGAATATCTATGTTAGTTGAAGTTGGTTTGCGGTAACCCTGAATAAAAAAAGATTGCTTACCTTTAAAACTATCCTTATATTTCATAAAGAATCCTATTTGATCTCCCTGCAATTTCTTAAACTCCCTGCCATTAAGTAAATCTGGACCTGAGTCGACTTGAAGAATTCTAGGATATTTAGTCAGTACAAATCTATAAGGCAAATTTTGAAAAGTAGTGGATAACAAAACTTGATAAGCTGACAAAAATTTGGATTTATTACCGTTGACAGATAAATAATACCAACCATTATTGGAGTCAATCTCCTGTGAATATCCATGAGACTGTCTAACATTACAAGTGTCATCGAATGAATACGTGATCAAATATTGAAGTTCTTGACGTATGCTTAATCTAATCTGATCTATATGAGTAGATAATTCGTCTGTTACAACAACATTTCTAACCTTCAAATAATCCAGATTCTCTTGCAATGTTGAACTAGTAGACAATAACAATGGTTTATAAACAACTTCAAATCCTTTTGCTCTATATTGATTTATTTCATTTTTGTATTTGGAAGTGTATTCATCGACACCTTTCAAAAAATTACCTCTCAACATATTACCTACAACGGAGAATTCAATTATTATGACTTTCTTTTCTTCTAAATCCTCTTTGACATAATCAGGAGTTCTATTGCTTACAATAGACTTGAATTCCATATCTGTACCATAAGGACTGTTTATATTCAAAGCATAATTCATTAGAAAATAGGCAAAGAAATCATGTCTGTGTTTAGCAATCTGTTTGACAACATAACCAACATTAGCTGGTAAGTTGGTTAAAGTGTTCAAATATTGCAATATCTTATCACCAACACTAGATAAGTTATGCAGACAATCCAAATCAGGGAATTTCCCTTTAAATTGAGATCTGCAGGATCCAAAGCCAGCAAGATTTGTTATATTGAAATTATGCATAGAAGTACAACACTCAACAGTTTCATTATCTAATAAGATATCGGGTATGTCAATCTCCTCATCTGATTCATCGACTAATTCATTGACTGCTTGTTGTTCTTCTTGATCAGCCTCATCAACAGCATCTTCTTCAATGTTCAAATCTTCTCTCAATCTAGATATTTCATCTTCAGCTTCCATCTCTTCTGCCCAATTTGTGAAAGCCTGTTGCTCATAATTACCCAAATTGCGAGTCACAACATTTGATACCCTACGATTAGGTCCAGAACGGATTGTTAAAGAATATCTTCCTCTAGTTGATTGGTTGTCCATTATTTAATATATTTTATCCTGTGAATTTATG